GAAATGTCTGATATTGAAATCTTTGAATATAAACTCAAACTTTTAAAACTCGATTAAGATGAAAAACATCGAATTAAGAGGACGTCGTGCGCAGCTCATCAAAGATGCTGATGCAATTGTAGCTGGTGCACACGCAGAAGGTCGCTCTATGACGGGCGAAGAAAAAACAAAGTTTGAAGCTATCGAAGCAGATGCTCGTGGCCTCAAGCAAGAAATTGAAATCATCGAGCGCAATGCTGAGATGAAGAAAGAGATCGCTTCTATGGAAGGCGAAGCTCGTGCTGCTGCTCCTAAAGCAAACGCATCTGCTGCATTCTCTAAATACCTACGTCACGGCTTTGGTTCATTGTCTGCTGAAGAGCGCTCAATGGTACAAAAGCGTGGTACTGCGACTCAAATCGCTGGTACTGACAACTTAGGTGGTTTCTTAGTACCTCAAGAGTTCAGCAATGAGCTTGATGTTGCTACTGCCTTTACTGGTGAAGTAGAGCGTTTGGCTAAGAAGTTGAACACTGCTTCAGGTGGTTTGTTGGATTACCCAACAATTAACGATACTGCAACTGACGCTAACCTAATCGGTGAGGCTTCTGCGGTAACGGTTCAAGATATGACCTTTGGTAACAAGCAGCTTTCTGCTTACAACTACAGCTCATTGGTAAAAGTTTCTCAGCAATTGTTGCAAGACTCTGCTTTCGACTTGAACGCGTTCTTGGTTGAAGCTATGGGTGAGCGTATCGCTCGTGCAACTAACGCTGCTTTCACTACTGGTACTGGTTCTTCTCAGCCACAAGGTTTGGTTACTGGTTCAGCTTTAGGTAACACTGCTGCTGGAGCAACTGCAATTACTGCTGATGACCTTTTAGACCTTATCTACAGCGTTGATGCTTCTTACCGCAACAAGCCTGGATTCGGTTTGATGGCTCACGATAACATCATCTCTGCTGTTCGTGCTTTAGGACTTGGTTCTGCTAACGACTTCCCTATCTTCATTCCTTCAATGGAAATGGGACAGCCTGACCGTATCTTCGGTGTTCCAGTTTATGTGAATAACGATATGCAGTCAAGCATTGCAACTGGTACTAAAACAATGATTGCTGCTGACTTCAGCAAGTTTGTTGTTCGTAATGCTGGTGGTATTCAAATGCTACGCTTAAACGAGCGTTTCGCTGACGAACTCGAAGTTGGCTTTGTAAGCTACAAGAGAAGCGACTCTGCTGTATTGGATAGCCGTGCAGTTAAGCACTTGATCCAAGCATAAGGATGAAAGTAGTCTTTAAAAAGACTGTTGCTGGTAATGGGTTCCGCTTCCGCAAAGGCGCGGAGGTGGAACTCCCCAGCGATAGAGCAATGGAGTTTTTGAACGCTGGGTTCTGCGATGCAGTTGCAGAGCCACCTAAAAAGCGTGCAAAGAAGACCGTGTCAAAACCAAAAAGTAAAGAGCAAAGGTAATGGCCTATTCAGTAGTAACACCAGCGGCAAGCGAGCCGATTACATTAACGGAGGCGAAGAACTTCTTGCGTGTTGATGGTAGCGATGATGATGCACTCATCACCGCACTCATTTCCGCTGCAAGGGAGATGTGCGAGCAGTATACTCGTAGAATCTTGGTTACTACTACCATTGATGAGTATTTTGATGGCTTCCCGAACTATAAGAATGCGGTAAGCAAAGACATCATTTACCTATCAAGAGGCCCAGTGCAATCAATCACAAGCCTTAAGTATGTTGATGAGATTGGCTCAGAAGAGACGGTTGCATCATCGTACTATATTTCTGATACTATAAGCGAACCAGCGAGAATAGCTTCTACTGCTGGATGGTTTGCGACAAACGGAATCATCAATCAAGTCATTGCCCGCTATGTGGTGGGTACTGCTGTTGATAGTATACCCACGCCATTAAAGCAAGGGATGCTTTTAATCATCAGCGATTTGTATGATAAGAGAGATGACCGAGTGAGAAAAATGCCAACAGCATCGGAGTACCTGTTTAACCCATTCCGCATCTTTACATTCTAATGATAGACCAAGCTGGACAACTGGATCGTAGAATCACTATTCAAAACTTTAGTGAAACTACGGATAGCTTTGGGCAAGAGGTGAAGAGCTTCTCTACCCTTGCTTCAGTATGGGCCAACGTGGTTGAGAGAGTAGGACGCGAGGGGGAAGATGGTGAGATGATAGCAGCCACAAAAAAAGTGGAGTTTATTATTCGCTACCGCACCGATGTTGATGAGGAGATGCGTATATCATACAACAACAATACATATAAGATTCAAGCAATACAATCCGCAGATGCCCGCAAAGCATTCTTAAAGATTGTATGCTTATGGTCAGATGCGCAGTAATGGAGAACGTAAAGGTAAGTGTTGAGGGCGTAGATGAGGTGATGAAGAAGATGCGCAAACTTGATGATAGACTCAAGAAGAGGATACTCAAGAAAGTAGGGCGTAAATCACTGAAGCCAATGGTTAGCTCTTATCAGCGGAACATCACTGATGCAGATGAAGTGTTTAAAGTATATCGAAAGGGCAAGATTAGATATGAAATAATGCCTGGACAACTAAAGCGTAGTGTTGGTATAAAGACACCTAAGAGCCTACAAAAGAAAGATGTAGTAGGTATGAGTGTTGGCCCAAGAAGAACGGGTAAAACATTTGGAAAAGGAAAAGGTGGTTGGTATGCTGGAATGATAAACTTTGGTTGGCTACGACCTTGGTGGGGTAAGCAAAGATACCAAGGTCAAAACTTTGGTTTTGCGCAGAGAGCAATGGCTGGTGCAAAGACAAAAGTAAATGTAAGTTTTGTCCGTGTGTTTAGAACGGAGACCACAAGAGAGATAAATAAGCTCAAGTTTGGGCAAAGAATGGGCTTGAAATGATTGGTAAAGTAATAAAGTACAAGTTCGATAACACCAGCAGCTTAAACAACGTTTTCGCTGGCCGTGTTTATCCTTTGGTTGGAGCGCAAACGAGTGCCCGACCTTTTTGCATTTACGATACTACAAGCATCCGCCCTGAAGGATCGAAAGATGCCGACAGCCACATTGATATCGTCAATGTTGAGCTGACTTTAATAGGAGATAACTACGGCACGTTGCAAACTGCCGTTGAAAATATACGCACAACATTTGTGCGAATGAAGGAAACAATTGAGGGCGTAAATGTTCAATCGTGTGGCTTTGATACTCAAAGTGAGGTATTCAATGTTGATGAGGAGACTTTTGCGGTATCAGTTGATTTAGTGTTTAGAATAGTCAAATCATAAAATTAAAAAAAGATGGCAGCAAGTACATCAGTAATGAATAGCACCGATGTTGTAGTACGCATCGGAACTGACGGAGTAACATACGAAACCGTTGGTAAAATGACAAGCGCTTCCTTAAGCGTAACAATGGCAACTCGTGATATTTCCACGAAAGACAGCGCGGGCTGGATGGAAGTATTGGAAGGCCAAAAATCTTGGACTCTATCCGGCGAAGGCTTGGTAGTGTATAATGATGCTGGTAAGGCAACACCTGACGATATCTACGGACATCTAAGCAGCCGCACCGTTATCTACATTGAGTTTGGTTCAGAAGCAACTGATGAGAAATACTACAGCGGTACTGGGTACTTCACTGAGTTCTCAACGGATGCTGGAGTAGAAGACAACGCAACGTTCTCTTTCTCATTCCAAGGAACAAGCACCTTGACTCAAGGTACTCAAGCATAACATCAGTAGGGGGGCTTCGGCCTCCCTATTTTAACATCACACACAACAATGGATACAAACTTGATAAAAGTAGGCGAAAAGACATACCCCGTAAAGTACGGGTTCAATGCATTAAGATTGTTTTGCAATGCCAGCGGCATTGGATTGCAAGAGCTTGAAAAGATAGGAGAAAACATAAGCATAGACCACGCCATAAATTTGGTATGGGCGGGAATGAAAGACGGTGCACGAGCAGAGAAGCAAGCCTTCGATCTTGACACTGATGACATTGCCGACTTGCTTGATGAGGATATGTCTATCATTCAGCAGTGTATGGAGTTGTTTGTTGCCTCCTTTGTGAAGCCAGGAGCTGAAGAAAAAAAGTAAACGCCCAAGCCTCGGAATCTCTTGATTGGGATGCACTGGAAGCGATAGGTTTGGGTGAGATGGGAATGAGCGTTGAGGAGTTCTACAATATGACTCCGCGACAATTCCAAAACAAAAGAGAGGGCTTCCAAAACCGCATTCAGTACCAAACTGAATTGGTATGGGAGACCACGAGGTGGCAAGCAGCGGTAAACATTGCGCCACATACGAAGAAAAGATTAGGCCCGAAAGACTTGGTTGTTTTCCCTTGGGATAGCAAAAAGAAAGTACATAAGGCTGCAACATACGAAGAGGTGCAAGAG